TGGGTTGGAAATGCCCGAGATACCCATCTGGGTCTGCGTGCTGCTTTCCAGGTTGACCCGCATCCGGTCAGCGTTGTCCGGTGTCGGCATTTTTTCGAGGATCGCGCTCAGGAAGTACAGCATCAGGTCCATGCGATCGTCGTGACCGAGCTGTGCAGCACTCGTAGCCGCGCCGTCAGGCAATGGCAAATTACTCGGGTCGCTGACCGGCAGCTTGCCGCCCGCAAGAGCCGGCAGCTTGCTGTCGATGCTCGACAAGCTGGCATTGCCAGCAACCTGTGCTGCCTCAGTGGCACCGCCTGTAGCGACCACGGGCATAGGATTGTCCGCACTCACGTCGCCATCGTTGACGCCGTCAGGACCCAGCATCAGTTTGATGCGCTGCACCTTGACGCCGCCGATATCGTCAGCGGCAATGACATCGCCACCAGCGCCCGGGTTCAGAACCGTGTTGTCGCTCATCGCCATCCTTGCACAAAGCCGCCCCTTCCAGGGCGGCGCATCCTTGTCACATTCGCAGCGCGGCGCGCCGCGATCTGCTGCACCAGCACGTCGGCCGGCGGTTCGTCTGCTACCAGGGCATCCACCACTGGGGGAGGATCCGGCCCATCAGGCGCTTTCACTGCCTCGACCTCAGCGCGCGGCGGCTCAGCTACGGGCGCCACTCGCACCGGGGCTGCCGCAGCCGATACGCCCACCGGCGAGCCGGCGAAGTCCAGACCAGGCTGTGTCTGCGTGCCGTAGATCTGCTCGCGCGCCGCCCAGACCGTCTCGGCATGCCGGCCACTCATGGCGTACAGCAGCGCCGCATAGGCGTAAACCTCGCAGTCCCAGCTTTCGTTACGCTGGCTCGTCTCGTCCCACAACAGCCGCTTCACGCCACGGCTGTCGCGCTTCCAGATGCGCCGCTCTGAGCGCATCTGCTTGTAATAGTCGGCGCCGAAGCCGAGCGGGAAGTGGTAGTAGCCACCGCCCGGCACCCCCAGCTTCAGCCGGCCGTCGATCAGCGTCTTGATCGCCTGCGTGCCGATCTGGCGCAGCTCGGCGCCGCCCAGCACGGGCTGGCCGCGCCAGGTGAATTCCTGCGTCTTCGGGCGCCCGAGCTTCGGTGCGTCGTAGCTCGATGCGCCCTTGATGGCGAACCAGTGCTTGCCGCGCAGCTGCGCGTCACGGGCAAACGCGTAGACGTCTTCGCGGTGGTGGCCGCCGCTGTCGATCGCCACTGCGTCGATGCGCATCGACTGCCCCGACTCGTGTCGCACCGGCGTGTCGAGCAGCTCGCGCAGCTTCTTCCACACATCCGGCAGCGACGGATCGCCGTAAATCTCGCCGTGCCAGATACCCCAGGACTCTTCGCCGCGCCCCCAACCTCGGATGACGACCGCCAGGCGGTTGTCCTGCGTGTCCACCCCCGCCGTGATCGCCAGCACGCCGCGCGGCGCGGTCATCAGTTCGTACCGCTCGGCGCGCTGCTGCAGCAGCTCGGCACCGACGCTGCTGCGCACTTTCAGCTCGTAGCAGCGCCCAAGCATGTTGTTCGTGAACGTGATCAGCGGGCCATCGTCGCCGGCCTGCAGCGCTTGCTGCGCGGTCAGCCACTCCTGCACCAGCTCGGGCCAGGGCCGCCAGCCGACCGGCGCGTTCAGCGCGCCAAAATCGCACCAGCTCGCCACGCCAGGTTCACCGACTGCTGTCGGCTCCCAGTACGCCCGGCCGCTGGCCTTGGCCTGCTCTTCTGTCATGCCGCGCGGCCGTGGTCGGTAGTTGCCGCGCTTCCAGTTGGCCTCAGTCTCCAGCACTCCGCAGGCCTCGCATTCGTAGCGCGCGGTCTCCGGGCTGCTGTCGATGTACTTGAGCTGCTCCCAGCGCAGCACCTGGGGATGCTGGCAGTCCGGGCAGTGCAGGTGCCACTTGCGCTTGTCGCCACGCTCGACCTGCTGCTCAATCATGCTCTGGCCGGCAATCGTCGGCGTCGAGTCGCCAAAGATCTTGGCGCGCCGGCCGAAGTTGCTGGTCCGGCCGATCACCAGCTTGATCAGCGAGCCCTGCCCTTCGACGTCCTGCGGGTACTCATCGCACTCCTCGAACTTCACGTACCGGATCGTCGCGGACTTGGCCGAGGCTGCCCGGTTCGCACCGATCAGCCGCATCACGCCGCCCGGGTAGCGCTTGCGCAGTTTGGTGTTGTCGCTGCCTTTCTTGTCGGCCGCCTTGATCCGCCGCCGCAGCGCGCGGGTGTTCTGGCGCATCGGCTCGAAGCGGCTCAGCTCCCACTGCTTGGCAGCCTCCAAGGTCGGGAACACCACCAGCATCGAACCGGCAGCCGTGCTCACCCAGGCGCCGATCATGTTCTCGCCCGACACCGACCCACCCACCTGGTGCGGCTTCATCCACCAGCCCTCGCGCCAGGGCGACCCGGGCGACATCGTGCGCTGGATGTCGATCAGGTACGGCGTGCGGGCGTTGCGGTATGGCCCGGGCTCGGGGGTGTCAGGCGGCAACACCCGGTTGTCTTCAGCCCACTCATCCACCAGCACCTTCGGGTCGGGCCGCATCGCGTCGGCGATGGCGCGGCGGACCGAGTCAATCGGCTGCGTCGTCGTCATCGTCCACGTCTTGCAGCACGTCGCGCACGAGCACCTGGTCGGCAAAGGCGGTCAGCACATCCGCCAGGGCATCCAGGTAGAGCTGCTCGCAGCGGATCGGGTCCGACTCCACAGCGACCAGCGGCGCCAGGCGCGGCCCGAGGTTGCCCAGCGCATCACGCAAGGCACGGAACTCGGTGAAGCGCAGCCGGGCCACTTCGGCGCGGCTGACCACCTCACCCAGATCGCGTTGCAGCTCCAGGCGCTCGCGGTCGCGCTTGATCTTGGCGGCATCGGTGCGTACCTCGCGGTATTCGGCCGTGCCGTCATCCACCTCATCTTCATCGGCGCCAGCCGGGGCGGCAGGCGGCGCCGACGGGCCAGCGCTGAACAGCGGCGACCTGGCGACGGGGTCGGTGTGGGCGGTCCAGTCTCGGTCGGCCTGGTCGCTGTCGATCTTGGTCTTGCCAGCGACATCGATCACCGTGATTCGGCGGGCCTCGATCGCCTTCTGCACTGCGCGCAGAGCAACGCCGCGATGCCGCGCGTACTCTCGATACCCCATCAACGCCATTGACTACCGCCCGACTACCTGACTACTCGACTACCTGACTACCCCACCCGAAACCCTGCCAGCGCGTGAAAAGCAAGCTCGCGAATGACCCCCGGCCTCCTAACCCCCAGGGAGTACCTTTTCATCCGTGTTTTGGAGGTCACCCATATCGATCACCCGGGTGTACTTGATCCAACTCCACCCCAAGTCATCCACGATGTAGCCCGGCTTTGCCAAGATCACATCGAAGACATCAGCACACGCGAACGCGTCAGCCACCGAGCGCGCGTGCTCTTTACCTCGTGCGCTCCACAGGAGGATCGAGTACCCATCCAAACGCCGATCCCTGCACCAATCAATGAGCACGTCATTGCGCCTTCCATTGATCTGCAACGTGCCATCGACATCGACTGCAATGCACCGCGTCGGCTCATACCTTTGCCTGCCCATCACCGCGCCGAGGCCATCGCCCGATCCAGCCCATCGTCGAGCCGACCCGGCAGCTCGGCCAGCGCCTGCTGGTTGCACACGCCCCAGAAGTCGAAGCGCTGGCGGTAGGTAGCCGACGTCTTCGGGAACACCACCACCGGCACCAGGTGCCCACGGTCACCGTTGACCCGCACCCGCTTGTAGATGCCAGCCGGCCGACCGTCACCCGGCTCGCCGTAGAACAGATCCACCTCGCGGCTCACGCCGAACCGCCGCTGCTGGCTCTTCGTTGCACGGCGCCCAGCCTGCGCGCGGGCGACCAACTGCTTGATCAGCGAGCGCGGGATGTTGCCGTAGCCATCGAGCTGCACATCACCCGGCAGCTTCAGCGCCTGGCGGGTTGGCGCACGCACCCCGCCATCCACCTGCCACTGCAGATACTCGGCCTGCGCATCCTTGATCCCGACCACTGCCTGCAGGTTGTCCTTCTGGGCCCGGGTGAAGAACACACCGCGCAAGGTGAACGCCGTCGGGCGATCAAGTGCTGATGACATCTGTCCTGGCAGCTCGTTGGCAATGGCCCGAGCCTGCTCGGTCAGCGCCGAGGCAAACGCAAACGCCGCCTGCTTGGGCACCTGCTGCACCTGCTTCAGCATCGTCTCGAAGCTGCTCTTCGCACTGAACACCGCCGCACTCCACAAAGCAAACAGCCCGGGCGACAAGGCCGACCGGGCTGCAGACACACGAATCTGAATTTGCCTGAAATGTAGCGGAAAAAAGATCTGGAAAAAACCACCTCATCTGCGGATCGTGCACAGCGCAGTGCCAATCCACTCTTCCGCCTGCCTCAGCTTGCGCAGCACCGTGTCCCGGTGCATGTGCAGCACCCTGCCGATGTCAGCAGTGCCGAGCACGCGCCGACGGTGCTGGCGCACCCGAGGATCACCCAGGTACGCACACATCAGCACGCACCACAACGCGCCGTCGTGCTGCCGCAGCTGGCGCACCACCGCATCGACCGACTCAGCCTGCTGCAGCCCCACCGGAATATGGTCCGTCGAAGCGCTCCGGCCGCCAGATCGGGCCAGCAGGTTGACCGACGGGTAGCCCAGCGCTCCCTTGTCCCGCGCATCGGCCCATGCCGCCCACTGCGTCAGCGCCTCCTTGACCCATGCGTGGCGGTCGCTCATGCAGCCCCCGTGGGCACCGGGTCAGCCAGCACCAGCGTGGCCGTGCCCGGGAACTTGGCGGCAATCGCGTAATGCTTCAGCACCAGGTCGCCATCCACCGGCGTGCCGATCGCAATCGGCCCCTCAGCGGCCCACAAAAAGCCCGGCTCGCCCTGCATTGAGCGCTTCCAGCACTCTGCCACCCATGCTGCACCGTGCTGCTCGCGGCGCTCGGCCATCAACTGGGCGACCTTCGGCATATGAGCCGGCAGCCAATCCCAGCGCTTTTTCTGATCTACCTGCTTCTCTTCCATTTTTTCTCTTCTTTCTTGAGGAAATGAGGTGATGTTTCAGGGGTGTTTCGACGCTGTTTCGACGTAAGTTGTTGATGTCACTGATGTTTCGGGTGTTTCGGGGAGGTCCTCACGTATGAAAAAAAGAAGTGGTGTGCTGGTGGTGAATCACACGCGCCCGCACCTGCGCACACACGCACACGAGGAGACCCCCGAAACAGGCGAAACATCAGTAACATCAAGGACTTACAGCGAAACGCTATCGAAACAGGGGTGAAACAGCGGCTCATTCGTCCGACTCCCCGAAGCCCAGCTGACGGCAGAACTTGTCCAGATCAGACTGGAACATCGCCGCCGACTCGAACGCCCACGCGCCCATGCTCGTGCCGTCCGGCGGTTCGCACGAATGCGGAATCCAGGTGCGGATGCTCTTGCGCTTGCCCGTCGCGTCCTTGTGCTGCACCGGCTTGCATTCGATGCACGGCGGCACCCTGCGCCCCGTCACCAGATCACGCTCGACCGTCTCGGCCGCCCAGCGGTGCACCTCCTCAGTGAACGTGTCCCGGTTCGGTGGAAACCGCTCGCCTGAGCGCGTGCACCAGCGCTGGAAAGCCCGGTAGAGCTGATCGCCACTGCACACCCGCACCGGCAGCTCCAGATAGCCTTCCATCCACTCGTGCGCAAACCGGGCCGGGGCCTTCCAGCTCGCCTGGATCAGCCGCTGCTTGTCGCGCGTCATCGGGGGCTTGGTATGGGCGTGGAAGTCGCCCACGTCGTAGTGCTGCAGGTAGTACAGCCACTTCGCCAGCCCGCCGGCCGCCAAAAAGGCCAGCACCTCGCGGTACAGCTCATCGTCAGCCGCGAGCGGCGTGTAGATCACCACGTGCCGGCGGTCGCCATCGTCCAGGGCCAGCGGCACACGCTGGTTGCTCAGGAACACGATGTTCGCGGCGTTGCGCTCCCACCGAGTCGGCGTGTGCATGCCCCGGATCGGGAAGTCCTTGCCCTCGGTCACGATCATCTTGAGGGCGTCCTTGCGGTGATACATCTCCTGCCGACTAACCACCTCGTTGGCGACAAACGCCAGCTTGCAGCTGATCCACTCGTTGAACTTGTCCTCGATCTCGGTCTGGCCGATGGTCTTGCCGTAGTGGCCGTACAAGTCGCGCCAGGCATCGAAGAACAAGTTTTTGCCGGAGCCCTGCGGTCCATGCATGATCAGTGCGGTCGCCATCTTGGTGCCGATCTGCTGCAGCGGCAGGGCCAGCCAGCACAGCAGCCAGTGCACGATTTCGTCCACCTCATCCGCATGCTCGGCTGACTGGGCGCACAGATGGCGCAGCAGCTTCAACATCGGATCGACATCAGCCGGCACGCACGGCACTGGCTCCAGGGCCAGGCCCTCGAACATGTTGACCTGGTGCTCACCCACCTCCACACCGGGCTCGAACACCAGGTCGGTCAGATTGATCATCCGCCGGCTCGGCCGCGACAGCCACATGTTCACCGGATCCTTGCCGAAGGCGAGCCGCATGTGCGGCACCTTGATCAGCATCGACGTCGTCGCATCCCAGCACGACTCGGTGCCGTAGATCAAGGTGAACCGGTCCGATAGATCGTCCACGAGCGGCCAGAAGCCCTCAGGCCGCTCCTTGTGCTTTTGCTTCTTGCCCTCCCCCTCTGGCGGGGGTTCCTGCGCCACCACAGCAGGCAGGCTGATCGGCGCATTGGCAGCGGCGGTCAGCTCATCAAGCGGTATGTCGGCATCGACCCACGGCGGCGCGGCGCTGGCGGCCGTGGAGATCGGCTCAGTTTTGAGCCGATCAACCTCGCCGAAAGCGGGCCCAACATCAGCGATGAATGCCCGCACACGGTCGGCATCCCACCCATCGGCAATCGCATCGGCCACGTCCCAGCCGTCGGGCATCACGCCCGGCGCTTCGGTCAGGCACATCGTCACGGTGCAGCCATGCTCGCGCTGCAGCAGCTGGCCGATGCCAAGCATGGCGGCCGCCCCGGGCTGCTCCGCCCACGGCAGGTACGGCATCGACTCAGGATCAACCCCAGCCTCACGCTGCGCGTTGGTCAGCTTGACGCGCTTGCTGTCCGTGTCAGCCCACAGCACGACCGGCCGGCCCGCCAGCCACTCCCAGTGCGCCTTGACCCAGCCGTTCACGCCGCCCGGCCAGCTCACCACATTGAACTCATCCCCGAGCAGCTGCCACAGCGCTTCGGCGCACTTCTCGCCCTCGACCACCACGACCGGTGTGCCGAGGTCCGCGCTGATCCGCCCAGCCGGCACGTACAGCGGCCGCGCGCCCTCCCACATCTTCCAGCGCCATGTGCACGTCTGCTGGTCGTCCGACTCATCGACGCACCAGGTCAGCGGCAACGTGTCCTTGACCAACTGGCCCTTGCTGTCGATGCGCTCGAAGCGCGACACATGGCCCCACAGCTGACCGTTGAACCGATAAGCCCACGAGCGCACCGCCTGCAGCTTGACCCAGCGGTTCTGCGTGTCGTCCTTGTAGCTCCACTCGGTCAGTTGGGCTGGCGCATGCGAGGGCACCATGTCGAAAGTTCGCCACAGGCTGCGGCGCTTCTTCGGCTTGTTCGGTGTGGCCTCCGGGATCGGCGCCTGCCAGCCCATGTCGGCCTGCAGCTCACGCGCGGCCGGCACTTGCTTCAGGCCACGGATCGCCGCGTAGAGCGACAGCAGGTCACCGCCAGCATCGTCACCTGAGAAATCAGCCCAGCGGCCGGTCACCAGGTTGACGCTGGTCGAATGGCCCTCGCCGCCGTTCAGCGAGCCACAGACCCACTCATGACCGCGCCGCTTGCCGGCCGGCAGCCATTGCGGCACCAGCGTTTCGGCTCGTGCCAACAGCGCATCGGCCATCTCCTTAAAATCGATCGGCGCCGCACCGCTCTTTGGGGGCTTGCTCATCGGCGCGTCACCCCTGACGCGCCGACAAAAAAAGGGGGATGCCCCCCCCCCATCTGTCCTGTTGTTCATCATCTGCTGTCACCGTGGTTTTGTTTTGGGAATCACTGCGCTGCTGGCCGCTGGGGTGTCACCCCCAGGCCAGCAACATCTGCGCGACCGCGTGGCATCTGTCGGCCACTGCGGTCTGTCTTGCGGGCCCGATCTCGTCGGGCCGGGCAATCCGGTAGCCCATGGGCGGGCGTGTGCGCCCTGCGCCGCGCATCGCGCCGGCCGGCACCAGCTCGCCGCGCTGGCACGAGCACCGCACGGCGATGCGCACCAGCTCCAGCTCGGCCGGCGCCTCGCCGATCACGTTGCGGATGACCAGCTCATCCGCCACCGTCCGCCAGGTCAGGACGGCACCGGTCGTGCGGTAGACCGAGAGCACCTCGGCCGTGATGGGGCTGCGCGGACGTGCCATCGTGTGTGTCTCGCGTCAAAAAAGACGCCCGCCGAGCGTCAGCCCGGCAGGCGTGCAACGAGCGGCGGACCACTCGGGAGACAGCTCACGATGAGCCATTCGGTCTTGGCGGCCAGCGTGCGTGCTCATAAACGCATCACTCCACCTTCAGTCAATTCACCCTGCGGCATCGGCTTTGCCGCTGCACGGACAGGAGCTGGCGAGCAGGCACCACCCATGGCGCTCCGAACCTCTCCGACGCTACCGGTCGGGTGGGCCTGCTCATTGATTTGCAACGCCGCTTCAGTTGCTGCGGCTGGAGCCGATATCGGCGGTGCGTCCGGCCGCGCCGTCAGCTCGGGCCAGATCTCCCACCAGTCTGTTGGGCGCAGATCCCAGCGCATCACGGCGCCAGAGGTGGCGCGCTCGATCGGCACACACCGTTCAATGGGGATTCCGCGCTTGCGCCAGTTCGTGACGCTGGGCGACGAGACATTGCACATGCGAGCCACTACTGACGGGCCGCCCAGGCGATCGATGACGTGTTCCATGCGGCACAGTATAGCTAATGGCTAATCAAGTGCCAAGCTATTTGCGAATTCACATCGTTAGCCGAAAGCTTTTCAATCAGTCATGCCAACAATTGACGACATCCGCCGCAAGAACCTTGCGACGTTGATCACTGAAGCCGGAGGCAACAAAGCCTTTGCAGAGCGGCTCGGAGTAGCTGAGTCACAACTCAGCCAATGGGCCAACGGATCAGCTAACTCTGCGACGGGGAAGCCTCGCGGAATGCGTGTGGAGACTGCCCAACGACTGGAGCGCGCTGGGGGGAAGCCCCAAGGCTGGCTTGATCAGCAGCATGGCAACGACGCTGCCGAGGAGACAGAACACACCCAGGCCGACGTTCAACACCCCACACTCACCCAGGCCCTGCCCGTGGTGCTCGACGCTTTGGCGAGCCTGACGCCCGGCCGCTGGGGCATGGTGATGTCCGGGCTGCAGCCGCTGGCCGGGCACCCGGAGATGCGCGACGACGTCATCGCCGACGTGCTGCCGCTGCTCACGGCCGCCACACCCGGGAAACGCACCGGGACGTGAGCCCGGGGGCCCGAATCTATCGGCTGCCGTCGCAGAACCCGAACCCTCTGAAGGGGGAGAACCCCGCGACTGCGGGGGCGCAGATCATCGACATCAACAAGGCGTGGGGGCTGTTTGCGTGATGCCACACAAACATAGGCTCCACCTTTTGGGGGATAGACATGTGGCGTTCAGTATCGCCAGACTTTACGATTTTCATCAGCGTAAGGTTCGCATGATCTTCGAGAATCCCCAGAACGGCTACAAAGAAGAGGTCAGCCGGTTGACATGGCTGTGGTGCTTCCTCTTTGGTGGCTTTTACCTGATGTACAAGGGGCTATGGGCCCACGTCTTCATTTTCTTCGGGGTGATTGTCGGCTTGGCAATCATCACGGGAGGCCCTGGCGCCATGGTGGCGCCCATCCTGTGGATTGCATACGCAATCACGACTCCAGGCATTCTGAAGTCGAAATACCTGCGCATGGGATGGAAGCTCGTCGAGACTGGGGCCCAGAGCTGATGTTGCCGCCTGTGGTGGTCACACCGCCTCGGGCTGCGAGCCTATGGCATTCACCTGCCGCTTGCCCATCCATCTAAGTTCTTAGATAATTGAGCCATGACGAAAGCACTGCAGTGGGTGGGCACCAGCCGCGACGACGTGAGCAACTTCCCAGCCGAGACGCGGCGTGAAGTGGGCTTCGAGCTGTTCGCGGTGCAGTGCGGCCACATGCCGAGCGATTTCAAGCCGATGCCCCAGGTGGGCAAGGGCGCCTACGAGATCCGGGTCCATGTGCAGGGCGAATGGCGCGTGATCTACGTCGCGCGGCTGGCCGAGGCGGTCTACGTGCTGCACGCCTTCCAGAAGAAGACGCAGAAGACCCGCAAGGACGATCTGGAGCTGGCAGCCCGACGCTACCGGCAGATTGCAGGAGAGTGACGATGACCGCTGAAACCATCACCCCATCGAGCGGCAACGTGTTTGCCGATCTGGGCTTCTCGCCCGAAGAGGCTGCCCTGCTGCAGCTGCGCGCCCAGCTGATGGCCGATCTGCGCGAGACCCTGTCCGCCCGGGGCTGGACGCAGACGCAGGCCGCCCAGGCACTGGGCGTGAGTCAGTCGCGCATCAGCGACCTGGTGCGCGGCAAGTGGCAGCAGTTCAGCCTGGACATGCTCATCACCCTGGCCGTGCGCGCCGGCCGGCGGGTGCATGTGGAGATGGCGCCCGCAGAGGTGCTGATCCAGGTTTGACAGCCCGCTCTAACTGGGGTGTGCATGCACTGTCTCCTTACGGCCTTTCGGCCACTGAAATCCACCCCTCGGGGGGATAGCCGCCGGACTGGGATAGCGCCAGGCTCCTGAGGCGCACCCGGCGCTTCCGGGTTCCCACAGGAACATGCGATGTCAACTGAACGCAACGACAACCGTCGTCGATATCACGAAGCAAATGGCGGCCTGAACTATTGCCTGGAGGTGTTCGGCGACTACCTGGCGCAGCGCGAGGGGTACAAGGACGCTGGCCTGGACGGCATGGATGCCATCCACTTCTACCTGGTACACAAGTTCCACTGGATGCCCAAAGACGTCCGCGCCATGTCCACCGACGACCTCAGGTTCGTGCTGACCGAAGAGCTGTCAGGGTGGACTCTGCCTGCAGCATATCGGCCCTGAGCGGCTGACCAGCGATGCGGAGCCTGTCCGCCTTTATCCGCAGCAGCACAGCCAATTCCGCATCACACTGCCGGGTGAGATCTGCGTACGACACAGCCCATTGGTGAGTTGGCATGGGTTGAAACACCTGATTCATCTTTGACTCCTTCAGCCCGCACCATGCGGGCTTTTTTACGCCCAGTCGATGGGCGTGATGGCATTCAATCACATATTTTAGCCATTGGCTATTGACACACAGTTTAGCCATTAGCTACAGTACCCCCATCGCACCACGCCAGCCATCACCGATGGCGGTGGCGCGCAAGGGGTTGAGATGGGACTGGATGCCACGCAGCTGCTGACCGACGACACGCTGGCCCGCATGGGCAGCAAGCTGCACACCGAGCCGGACGAAGCAGAAATCATCGCGCTGCTTCGCGAGGTTGAAAGCGCAGCGCGCGCCCCGCTGCTCGCGCTGATCGAAGCGCTACAGGCCGAGGTCAAGCAGCTCGCCGCAGACCGCGCCAATCTGCTTGCCACCGTGATCGACTGGTGCCTGGACACCCCGCTCGAAACCGCCGACCCCCAGCACGCCCTGGTGAACAACTCGGCCATCGACGACGTGGGGGCGCCATGAACTCGGAACGCACGCTGCTCGTCAGGCTCATCACGGCACACGGCACGCCGGTGAAGTTCGTCTCGCGCTGCGACCGCGCCGAGACCATCACCCGCATGGCCTGCGCCGTCTGGCCGGGTTGGCTGCACCTGTCGCTGATCGACCTCGACACCGCCCGCCGCACCGTGCTGACGCCCGACACCGCCGGCAGCCCAGGCCCCGCTGAGGGCGATGACGGCCCCGCCACCATCCCCACACTGCTGCACTGACATGTCCAGCGCAGTCACTCCCCTGGCCGGCCACTACCGGCTCACGCTGACGTACCCCGACGGCGAGCGCAAGACACACCACCTGCACATCGACTCCGAGGCCGACAGCGTCATCCTGCTGCTGATGACCGCCGGTGCCATGCGCTGCGGCGTCACCGTGCATGCCGCGCCTATCGGCCGGCCCGAGCACTCGACCCCCACGCTGTTCGGCCAGCCGATGGCGCAGGCGCTGCAGCCCTTCACGAGCCGGCAGTTCCTGGCCGCCGTGGCGCTGGTGTGCGCCTGCGCCATCGGCGTGCTGCTCGCCCCCGAGCCGCAAGCCACCCACACCACCTACGCCGCAGCCGCACTGGCCGCGCCCGCCTCTTGCCCACCCACATCCACGCCACCGAGAGCACCGTGAACAAGCGAACCTACACCCCCCAGCCCGGCAGCCTGCCGGCCCGCGTCTGCGCATTTTTTGCTGAGCAGCCCGACGAAGAACTGGAGCCGCTGGACATCGTGACCAAGTTCGATGCCATCCAGACCGCCATCCACACCCAGCTCAAGAAGTGCATCGAACATGGGCTGTTGCAAATCCGCAAGGTCAAGATCGGCATCCATGTCTGCAATGTCTACTGCGCCGGGCCCAAGCTCACACAGGGCCTGCCTGCAGCGGCACCAGCCGCTGCTCCAGCCACGGCGCCTGCCGTCGCTGCCCCCGCCGCCGCACCTGTCGTGCGCCGATCGATCGACGACGAGCCGCCCGAGGCCTGGACGGCATCAGCAAAACGCGTGCAGGGCCAGCCGCCCGAGGCCAACGCCACCGTCACCGACATCACCTACGAGCCGCTGGTCGCGCCCCTCACTGGCGCCGCAGGCGGCAAGTGGTCCAGGCACCTGCAAGACCTGTCGGCCCTGCCGATCACGGACCACGGCCACCCGACGCGGCGTTTTCCGCGTACTGTCGGCAACGCGGTGCAAAAAGCGGTCAACAGCTGGAACAAGCATCACCCGCTGACCAAGCTGCAGGCCCGCATCCGGGGCGATCACACTATCGTGCAACGGATCGCGTGATGCTGCTGCGCACCCGCCTCACCCTTGGCGCTGCAGCGCTCGCTTCGCTCATCGGCGGCGGCATGGCCGCCGCAGCTGCAGTGGAGCGCGGCACCACGCTGGCCGACCGCATGTTGATCGTGGCCGTGGCTGTGGCGGTCACGCTCGGCGCCCACCTGCTCCCGTCCGTCAGCCGCCGCGCGGCCAGCTGGGCGCTGTGGTGCGTCTGCGTGGCCCTCACGGTCTACGGCCACGCCACGTTCTTCAGCGCGGCCGCCGCCCGGGCCGGTAGCGCCCGGTCTGAGGCAGTGCAACCCGACACCCACCACCAAGCCCTGAGCGAGCAGCTGGCCGGCATCACCGCCCGGCCGCTCACGGCCGTCGCCACCGAGGTCGCCAGCACCCGCAACCGCCAGGCCGCTGCCGAGCTGGCCCTGGCGCGCTGCGATGCCAAGACGCCCGGCAAGTGCGGCGCGCCGAAGCTGGCCGTGCAGCAGGCCCAGCAGCGTGGCCAGGCACTGCAGACCGAGCTGGCCGAAGCCCAGCGCGCCCAGACCCTGCACGAGCAGCTCACCACCGCCGCCGGCCAGCTCGACACCCGGCGCGCCGAAGCCGCCATCGACCCCGTGTCGGCCCAGATCGCCGCCTTCACCGGCCTGCCCGCCGCCAGCGTGCTCACGCTGGTGTCGGTGCTGTCGGCCGTGGTGGTCGAGCTGCTGGCCGCGCTGCTGTGGTCCGAGGCCCTCGTCATCCCCACCCATGTTCAACCCCAGGAGATCCCACATGGATCACATCACGCACCTGCCGCTGTCGCAGCTCACGCAGAGCCCGACGAATCCGCGACGAGCCTGCTCGACCGCATCGCTCGACGAGCTCGTGCAGAGCATCGCATCACAGGGCCTGCTGCAGCCGATCACGGTGCGCCCGATCGTGCAGGAGGACATCAGCCACCAGCAGGGCGAGCAGGCCGACGCCCGCCCCAGCTACGAAATCGTATTCGGCCAGCGCCGGTACCACGCGGTGCATCGGCTCGGCATGGAGACGATCCCGTGCATCGTCCGCGCCATGACCGACCAGCAGGCCAGCGAAGCGCAGATCCACGAGAACCTGGAGCGGGATGGAATCCACCCGATCGAGGAGGGTGACGCCTACCAGGCGTTGATCAACCAGCACGGCATGAGCATCGGCGACCTGCTGCGCACCACCGGCAAGGCACGCACGCACATCTACAGCAGGCTCAAGCTGGCCAACGGCCTGAGCGAGCCGATGCGCCGCCTGTGCCTGGCCGGCACGCTCGACACTGAAACCGCGCTGCTGGTGGCCCGCATTCCCAGCCCGAGCCTGCAGATGCAGGCGGCCGACGCGGTGCAGGGCAAGAGCTACCGCGAAGCCAAGCTCATCATCACCAGCCGGTACCAGACAGACCTGCGCAACGCCAAGTGGCAGCTGCTCGACGCGACGCTGGTCGAATCAGCCGGCGACTGCTACAGCTGCCCGCACCGAAGCATCAACGACAAGAGCCTCGACAGCAGTACGGACGTCTGCACCTCGCCCGACTGCTACACCGCGAAGCGCCACGCCCATGGCCGACGTGTGCTGGACGGCCTAGCCGCCGAGGGCTGGACGGTCACCGACATCCTGCCGCCGCCGTCATCGCGTGTGCCACTCGCTGACTCACTGCTGAGCACCGTCGAACTGCTCAGCAGCGCGCATCCGCATGTCATGAAGATGCGCCGAGCAGCCCAGGAGAACACAGGGGATGCAATAAAGTTCACCCTCGCATTCGAAGCCACTGAAATCTTGCGCCTCTCCCTGGCTCGCACCTGCCCTGAAGCCTCGAATCCTTCACCCAAGGGGGAAGGGGATGCCGAAGTCGAAGAAACGACGATGGCAACGCCGAGGGACAAGAGCCACGAGGAACCCGGCCCGCTCACGCGGGGGGAAGGGGACATGACTGAAGGTGGACATGGCCTGACGGCCATGGGCAGGTCTGCTGAGGTTGATGCGCTGGTGCTCAAGGCATTGCGCTACCGAGGCAAGCCCGAAGTCGTCGATCTGCGCTGGATCTGCGCTGCACTGGTGGACCAGGTCAGCCCGGCCACGCTCCGGGCGATCGGCGTCCCGGAGCCAGGATGCGGCCGATCGTACGAAGAGCGCATCTGCGCCACGCTGGCCGAGCGAAGCCCCGATGAGCTGGCGCGTATCGCGCTTGCATGCGCGATCGACACGATTGCGCGCTGGAGTCCCAGCGGCCTCGATCTGCCGCTGATCGAGATGAGGCTGAACCAGTCCGTGGAGCCCGCTGACGCGGGCACAAGCCAGTCCGTGAACGTCGGCCTGACGGCCGACGATAGCCAGATGGTGGATGAGTCGGCCCCCCGCACGCGGCCGCTCAAGCGCTCGATCAAGTACAGGCACCCGACGACCGGCGAGACCTGGTCCGGTAAGGGCCTCCAGCCCGCCTGGTTCCGGCGGGAAATGGACGCCGGCCGGTCGATCAGCGAATTCGAGGTGAAGCAATGACCCCGCGCCGCCCACTCAACGACAAGGCGCGCGCCATGCGCGACACGCGCGCCGTGCTCATGAGCAGCATGTGTCTGATCGCCAGCATGCCCGACGGCACGCCGTGCGCCGACGAGCTGCAGTTCCTGTTCAAAGTTGCCAGGGTGATGCAGCTCGGCCTGGCAGACATAGGCGTCCGCCACGGCCGCATCTGGGACGCGATCGACGCCACGGTCGAGAGCTGCCGCCACATGCTGCGCACCGACGGCCGCTGGCGCGCCGACCTGGCCGACGTCGTGATCACCGGCCAGCAGGCGCTCGCCAAGGCGCAGCTGATGCTGCCGGCCGATGCCAACCTCACCGACGCGCTGGCAACGGCGTCGCACGAGCTTGACGCGCTCACCCGCACGGCGATCGAAGTCGCGGCGCCGGCTGACCTGGCAGGGCATGCGCGGCAGCTTGTGCAGCGCATGGGGTGGGCGGGAGGCGCGTCATGATCACTCGCAACACAGATACCGCCAGCAGCCTGGCACAGGCCGGCATCACGATCAGCGGGGTGTCGCACGCTCCGCTCAGCATCAGCGTCAACGGCCGGCCGGGCAGGCTGGCCATCATCGACGAGGATGGCCGAGTGGTCACCGACAGCCAGGATGTGGCCGAGGAATGCGCAGCCGTCGTGGTCGGCGTGCTGCACAACTTCTGGGCTGCGCGCGGCTGGATCAAGGTAATGAACTCGGCTGAACAGGTGGCAGCAGGAACAGCGGCGCTGCGCAATGCGGCGTGA